ATTAGTTAAAATAATAACAATTTATTATGCAAAAAAATAAATCAATTGTTGAAGAGGCACTTATTCAAATGAAAAACGTTGAAGAAGCTATCGCCGAAAATGCAAAAGGAATACTTCGTTCTACGATGAAAGAAGAAATCGGACAATTAGTAAAGGAATCTCTATCTGAACAAGAGGAAGAAGACGAGATTGAAATGGACTCAGAAGTAGATACAGAAATGGATGACGAATCAGGTGATGATGAGTTAGACATGGATGTTGATAATGATGAAGATGAAATCGAAATGGATTTAGATATGGACTCTGAAGGACCAATCGATTTAACAGGAGCATCTGATGAGGAAATCTTAAAGATTTTCAAGGCTATGGGTGAAGAAGATGGAATTATCGTTAAGAAAGACGGTGATGACATTCATATCACTGATAACAATCAAGATGCTGAATACCTTGTTAAATTAGGTGAATCAGAAGAAATGGAAGAATCTATGTACGATGAAATCGACGAAAATTTAGACGAAGAAGGTATGGAAATGAATACTGAATTTGATTCTGAGGATCAATCTTCCGATGTTGACGTGGATGCTATCGTTGACCAACTTTTTGAAAAAGATCATAATCTTGAAGAAGATGATGATATGGACGATGAAGAGATGGACGAAGTAGTTTACGAAATAGAGATGGACGAAGAATTGGACGAACAATCTATGGACACTGAATTAGACGTTGAAATGGAATCTGAGATGGATGAAGAATCTATCTATGAGCAAGACGACGAAGATGAAGACATGGACGAAGAAGAAATGGACGAATCTTACGACCACGAAAAAGTCGGAGTAAAAGAGGCTAAAATGTCAGTTAAACCTAAGGGTGTTGGCATGGGTAAGCCTGATTTCAAATTTGACGGTGAGACTGAATACAAGTCACCTAAGAAAATGAAACAAGGAACAAAAGGCGTTGGTATGGGTAAACCTAAGTTCGAATATAAAGAAGGTGAAAATTTAGAAGGTAAAATGAAACCAGCAAAAAAGAAAGTTGAGGCTAAAGAAGCATCACGTATTTATGGTTTCGGTTCTAAAGACAAATCAAGAGGTCTTAGAAAAGGAATTACTCCTAATAGAAACCTAACTTTTGAAGCATTGGAAGTTGAAGTTAAGCAATTAAGAGAAAAGAATGATGAGTACAGAAAAGCACTTAACATTTTCAGATCTAAACTTAACGAAGTTGCAATCTTCAATTCAAACTTGGCATACGCTACAAGATTATTCACTGAACACGCAACTACTAAGAAAGAAAAAATTAACATTCTTAGAAGATTTGATAGTGTTGAGTCGTTAAAAGAATCTAAAAACCTATACAAAACTCTTAAAGATGAGTTAGGTCAAACTGAAACAGCACCTACAAAATCAATCAACGAATCAGTTGGTAAGATTGAGAAAGTAGTTTCAACTGGATCATCAACTAATCTAATTGAGAATAAAACTTATGAAGCTCCACAATTCTTAAGAATTAAGGACTTGATGAGTAAAATTGGATAAACAATAAAACAAAAAATACTAAAAATGGGAGCATTATTAGAATCAGGTCTTGTTGGTAACATCGGTCTTAAGCACCTTAAGGTTATCAAAGAAGACACAATCAACAAATGGGACAAATTAGGATTCTTAGAGGGTCTTAAAGGTCATTCAAAGGAAAACATCGCTCAGTTATTCGAAAACCAAGCATCATATTTGATCAATGAAGCAGCTACAACTGACTCATCAGGTTCTTTCGAAACTGTAGTTTTCCCAATCGTAAGAAGAGTTTTCTCTAAACTTCTTGCTAACGACATCGTATCAGTACAAGCAATGAATTTACCAATCGGTAAGTTATTCTACTTCGTACCACACATTCAGAGATATCAATCACCTAACGAGTTATTACCTCAAGATGGTGGAGATCATTACGCACCTTACGGTTCACCAAATGGTCCTGCATCACAAAACGCTGGTTATAACACGAATGATAAAGATCTTTACGATCTTTTCTATGAAGGTAACGAACCAGATTTGGATCCTCCAGGTCTATTCGACTATTCTAAAGGTACATTCTCTGCAATGACTTACACAGCTTCAACTCAAGTTTGGGATTCAGCTGGTAACGCACTTATCCAATCAGGATACGCTGCAGGTACTTATAGAAAAGTAATCATGGCACTTTCTGGTTTCCAAAGTGCAGGTCAAGGACAATTGATCGGACCAGATGGTAACGAACAAGATACAGAAGCTTTCTTAGCGTCTCTTCAAGTTTTACCTATCACTAACGCAACTCAAAACGGATTCTCAGGTGTATCTTCACCAGTGTTATTCAGAGTTGTAACTCAGGTGTATGGTCAAGGTATTGTACAATACGGTGGTCAAGCATCTACAACATTCCCTTCTACAGGTAATGGTGGTTCTTACAACAACGTTTGTGACGCAAACGGAGTTATCTATTTAGAGGCTGACTTACAAGTTCCTTGTGAAGTAACTTCAAGTTCACTTGACGGTTATTCTGGTACAACTACAGTCATTAATACTGCTTACAATCAAGCGTTCAAATGTAAGTACAGAGTTTATAAAGAAATGGAATTCGAAGACAGATTGGGTGAGGTTTCTTTCGATTTACAGGCTGTAACAGTTTCTGTAACTGAAAGAAAATTAAGAGCTCAATGGT